ATTTACGGTACTATTCCGGGATTATAGGAGGAGGTTATGGATATTTTACTGAATGCGGATGGTGATCTTTGTCTGGATGAAAAAGGTGATATCATTCTCGCGGATTCTATTGTGCAAGCGATTAAGATTCGGCTACAATGGTTCTCTGGTGAGTGGAGATGGAATAAAGAGTATGGCCTTCCATACTTTGAAAAGCTATTCCAGAAGAAACCTAATCGGGCCTATTTTGAAGAGTTGGTTAAGCAGGAAATATTATCTGTCGAAGGAATTGTTGACGCAACCGTTTCGATCACGCAGGATGCCACGACCAGGGAAGGGTTGATAAAATTCGTAGCCTATACGGCAAATGGCGAAACTATAAAAAAGGAGGTGATGATACGTGGGTGAGAAATATGGTGTCACCCCCAAAGGCTTTGTGCTGAAACGGATGGACACTATTTTAGATGAAATTCATACGGATTTGACAGAGGACTTTGGTTTTGATACGCGAGTGTATCCGAAGTCCTTTTTAAATGTCCTGGTTACGACCTTCGGAAATCAAATTGCCGAACTGTGGGAGGAAGCTCAAAACAGCTATTTTACAAAATATCCATCTACCGCAGAGAGTGTTAATTTGGATAATGCGGTTCAGTACGGCGGCATCCGCCGCCAGAAGCAAAGACAAACGGTATATAAAATTCATTGTACCGGTATCGACGGAACGCTGATCGCCAAAAGCTCTATGATTGCATCCGATACGAATCCCGAGATTGAACTGGTTACTAAGTCAGCGTTTATGCTTACACGGGAGAGCTTCAATTCAGTTAGAATTAAAGTTGCTGCTGTAAGTCAAGGCGAGAAATATACTGTCACTATAAATGAGCAGACTTATAGTATTAGCAGCGAATCCGGAGCCGACGAAAGCAGTATCCTAAATGGGTTGGTTCGGGAATTGTCCACTTGTACTGATTTTGCTATTAGCTTCAATATTAATGATAAGACTTTGGATATATCCGATCTGAATGTCAAAGGAAGCAATTACCTTGGTCTGTCTGATAATTTGACAACGGCCAATGTAACAACCATCCATGAATTTTGTACTGCTAATTACGGAGAAATCAATTTACCGAATGAGACGATCACAATCATAAAGACAGCCGTTAACGGGTTTCAGAAATGTGTGAATCTGATTGCACCTACATTGGGAAGGGAGCTGGAAACGGATGTGGAGTTAAGGCAGTCGTATTTATATAAGTCAGCGATTCGTTCCACAAGGATGATCGACAGCATCACCAGCAGCCTGATCAATAATGTAGATGGAGTGGAAACGGCAGCCGGATTTCAAAATGATACAAATGAATACGACAAAGAGAGGCGGCCGCCGCATAGTATTGAGATTGTTGTTGACGGCGGTGATGAAACAGAGATTGCAACCATTATATTTGACAAGAAAGCCGCCGGCATCCAGACGGTTGGTGATGTGGTTACCCAAATAGACACAGAATACGGAGATACGGTTGCAGTTCGGTTCAACCGGCCAATCCCCATCTATGCCTACTTAAACATTGCTATTGAGGGTAAATTAAGCAGTATGCAGAGTAATTACGTTTCCCTTGTTAAGAAATCGGTTATGAATGATGTAGCTGATTTGGCGGCCGGAGATAGCTTACTTTCTCAAAATCTGCTGAAAGGGATCTATGAGTCGGTAAGCGGAATCAATTACATTGCAATTACAATTGCAATCGCTTATGACACAGGAAAACCGCCGGGCGAAAAAGAGTATTATTACAATAATGTGATTGTTTCTTCCCGGGAAAAGGTTTATCTGGATGAAAGCAGAATTGAGGTGCAGGCCTATGAAGCGAAGTGATTGGCTCTCTGATTTGCCGCAGCAGTTTCAAGGGAAGAAAAACATAGAAATACTCATACAGGCCATCTCCAGGCAGATAAATGAGCTGGAAGAGGTATATGGTGAACTGGAAGAAAAAACGACCTTAGATCACGCAGAGGAAGCCAACCTGGATATGATTGGTACGATTGCCTGCTTGAACCGCTCGGAAGCTTACCAGATCATCAATGCCACACGGGATCAGGAGATTGTTGATGATTTGTACCGATCTATACTACGATATCAGATCCTTAAAAATACCGGAGATTGCACGTATAGTGACATGCAGGAATCCCTGCATTTGCTTTGGGATACTGATTTGCTTAGATACGTTGAGGATCCAGATTACCCTGCTATGATATTCCTGAAAATGCCGATGCTTGATATTGATGAAATAGACCCCATGATTGGTAAGGTTTTAATAGTGAAACCGGCCGGTGTTGGGGTTTTGTTTACCGTAGGCTATTACTTTAAGGTTATCATATCCGGTTTGGAAAAAGTCAAGGTAAACGGCATCTGTATGAAGTTTAATTTCCCCTGGTGGAATTTCCGGACGTTTGATGGAACATGGAACTGGGACGGCACTTATCTTTTAAATTCCACCAGAGCGAACATGAAGATGAGAGTGGAAGTTGGTCCTTTTACATGCATAAGCAAAGAAATCATAAATATGGAGGCATAATATGGCACAAGCAGTAGTATTAAAAGTAGCACGATCAAAGATGTTAAGGGCCAGAGCCGGTGAAAGAAGCCTGCCGGCCATTGCTGGTTTTGCATTTGGTATTGGTGGAGTAGATGGAAAGGGGGGAGTGCTCCCTCCGGATGAAAATAGCACTGGCTTAAATTCCGAGGTCTATAGAAAGCCTTACAGCAGTTATGAATACGTGACAGATGATCCGAAGGATTTGTATCCCACTACCTGCCGGTATACATGCGCGTTGGGAGAGTCGGAACTTGGCGGTACCAAAATAAGTGAAATAGGTTTGTATGATACGGATGGAGACATTATTGCCATTAAGACATTTTCTGAAAAGGGCAAAGATGATGATGTTGAAATGTCTTTTGTTATTGACGATGCTTTTTAAGGAGGTGAGGAACGATGGGTAATATAATAGTTGATCAATCTGCCAATATTAATCTGACGATGGAAGAGATCACAACAAATACTGCAGCTCATGCAGATTCGCTCACTCCGAAATTTAAGCAATTGCTTGAAAATGACAGCGCGATAGTCAAAAGCCTACTCAATTATATCCTGACATCGGAAAAGGGTAGTGCCAATGGAGTTGCGACGCTAGGTGCAGATGGGAAGTTATTGCAATCCCAGAGACCGCCGGATATTGTTATACCGGCTGCTTCTATCTCGCAGTCGGGGATTGTACAATTGAGCAGCTCATTAACGGATTCGAGCGAAAACAAGGCAGCTACACCAAAAGCAATTTACGATCTAAAGAAACACGCCGATGATCAGCTTGCCTTAAAAGCTCCAATGAACAGTCCAACATTGACAGGAGTTCCTACAGTTCCAACAGCAGCCGCGGGGACAAACAACACTCAGGTTGCCAGTACAGCTTTTGTACAGGAGGCAATTGCACCAAAAGCCCCGCTGACCAATCCGGCTCTTGCGGGTACTCCAACGGCGCCGACACCGGCTACAGCCACGAACAGTACACAGATAGCAACAACCGCATTTGTGAAAGCGAACCTGGCATCCAAGGCGGATATTGCAAGTCCATCTCTGACCGGTACACCAACAGCACCAACCGCCAGTACAGGCTCAAAGAGTACTCAAATTGCAACAACTGCTTTTGTGCAAGCAGCATTGGATAATTATAAAAGAGCCGGTTGTAAAGCTACCATGTCATCAGCGCAAAGTGGGTCAAATATTTATTTGCAGTGTAATTCAATTACATTAAACATTGGTTCTTTTTTTGAGGTGGAAGCCATTGCTACATGGGGATATGCCCTAAAAGCAAAGAAAGATATGTATTTTATGGCACATGCGAATTTTGTGTACTCGGCATCTTCTGCCGGAAGGAAGACATGCGGTATATTAATAGCTCTTCCTGCGGGGTACACTAATCTGGGCTTTAGTTATAAAGACTCAACAGGAGGGTTGATGACTACGGATTTTACAGTATACGGTCTTGTAAATGCAGGGCAACATATTGTTGCATATACACAAGGATCATCAAGTGATACCGTAGGTACTGAAGGAACATTTTTGTTCGTAAATGAATTATAGGAGGATTGATATGTGTATATTATGGGTGAATCAATTATAGCTGCCGCCAGTGTTATTTTAGCACTGGCGGCGATTTTTAATACTTTTTGCATACAACGCTGGTGCTTAAGGCGGAACCAGCAAGATAAAGAAATTAAGCAACCCGCCGCTCATGCGGCTTAACATACATTTAATAATTAAGGAAAGAAGAGGACAAAGCTATGGACGAGAGCAAGAAATTACACAGAGATTGTGACCCGCACGATGCGACGGACTGCGACATCAACGAACATGACGGATTGGAACCCGGAGCCGATGATTGCGGCCATCATGCGGAAACGGGACCCGGCATAGGACCCCAGAAGGCGGTTGATCGGCGGCCATTCTGCGGGCCTGATCCAACCGCGCCGAGCAGCATTAACGGTGATCAACATCCAAACCAAGGGCCGGGAGCGAGAAAATAAGACTTAAGGAGATGACAACATAATGCCGACAGAAATTATGGTATCACTAATTGGCATGGCCGGTAGTGCAATAGGTACTTTTGCTGGCATTCTAGCCAGCGCGAAGCTGACTACATACCGGCTGGCGCAGCTTGAAAAGAAGGTAGACAAACACAATACGGTTATTGAGCGCACCTTTATATTAGAAGAACAAATGAAGGTTGCAAATCACCGGATTGGTGATTTGGAAGAAAATGAGAAAGCGAGGAATTAATTATGGATTTAAGTTTTTTGAGTAATTTTATGGTACCGGTAATCGTGGGGATCTGCCTGTGCGCGGGTTATATCGCCAAGCACTGGATTAAGGATATGGACAATAAGTATATCCCCACCCTGTGCGCCGTTCTGGGGGTGCTATTGGCCGTTTGGATCAGCGGATGGAACATTTCCCCGGAAGGGCTGTTGCAAGGCTTATTCAGTGGCCTGGCATCCACGGGGTTACATCAGGCATTTGCGCAGCTGCTGAAAAAGGAATAGTTGCGACGTCGCAACATTGACCGGGGTGGGGAAAATCTCTGCCCCTTTTAGATTGGAGGGGAATATGAAATATAGAACGAAACCGGTAATAATTGATGCGTTCAATTGGACTGGAGGGCCGGATCAGGAAGAAGATCCGGAATGGATTGTTGATGCCATCAAAGAAGGAAATGCATGGTTTAAGAACGCAGGATCGCCCAGCGTTAAATTTTATATTAAAACATTAGAAGGGACGATGGAAGCCGCTGTTGGTGATTATATTATACAAGGCGCACAAGGTGAAATTTACACTTGCAAACCAGAAATTTTTAGGGCAACCTATGAACTTGTGTGAAAAATGAAAGGGGATTTTATATGAAAACGAAAGCGGAATTAGTAGCCTGGTGTGAAAGTAAGCTGGGCACTCCATATGTTTACGGTGCCAAAGGAGCGGTGCTTACGCAGTCCCAGATCAACACCTGGGCTGCATTATATCCGTCTACGTTTACGGCTGCCTATATTACCAAGGCAAAGTCATATATTGGACAGGCATGTACTGATTGCTCCGGCCTGATCAGTTGGCTTACTGGCACACTCCGGGGCAGCTCTAACTATAAGGATACGGCTGCCCAGATGGTGGTGATTGGTAAGCTGGACGAAAGTATGATTGGCTGGGCGGTGTGGAAGTCCGGCCATATCGGCGTGTACATCGGCAATGGCTATTGCATCGAAGCCAAGGGTATTAATTATGGAACTATTAAGTCTAAGGTTTCGGATACGGCATGGACGCACGTACTGAAACTATGTGACATTGATTATACGGATAGCAGCAACGTATCAAGCACATATGAGATCGCTACCGGCGCAGCTGGCCTGATCATAACTGCGTCATCGCTGTATGTTCGGGATTACCCTAAGACAGGGGATGTCCTGGATACACTAATGAAAGGAACCGCAGTATACCCGACGGGTAAGGCGTTTGTTGATGGCGAAGCCTGGCTCCAGATTCCGGCCGGTTGGATTTCTGGCAAATATGTGGAAGGGTGGGTTCAGGAATCGGGTGGCGCATGGTGGTATGTAATGGTGGGGTATACATATCCGGTGGGAACCCTGCAGGAGATTGGAGGCAGTTACTATGCTTTTGATCCGGACGGTTGGATGTTAACGGCGGATCGGATTAGCGAGAGCGGGGCGATAGTGTAGCTGATAATAAAAAAAGCCCCGGTGATGAACCGGGGTTGATATCTACCAAATCATTTCATATACTATTCTCCTGCGGATTTGGCAGTTTTGGTTTAAGCTTCTCACATATAGCGATTTTTTCCAGTGCATACCTATATACCTTCAATGCTTGCTCTGGCGTTTCTTTTTCATAATCGCTGTCTATAATCTCTAGACACATGTTAGCTATAGACAGGACCAGGCTTAAAACACTTTTATCACTCAATTCTCTTCCTTTTTCCATCTCGTTTTCCATCCCCCCCGTCAAGCCGATAGGTCAGCAGCGCGTATTATATTGTTCCTTTAAGTTTCAGTAGTTCCTTTCTCCCAGTAGACTGGGCTAATTTTGCTGCTGGTAGAGTGCATGCCGGAGCGAGTAGACGTATGCAATGGGAACCTTAGCTTTTTTACAGTGCGCCCTGAGGCGGCCATTTACGGCAGCCATCCTGTCCTGCGTAAATACCGGCATATCGCTCGGCTTGTCTTGTAGTAATCTCCCGAATTGCTCTGCTATTTCGCCATCTATTTCAACGGTGCGTGCGGATGCCGGGGTTTTTAGTGGCCGAAACCCTTCATCAAACCATGCCTTGTTGATGGTCAGCAACCCTTTTTCAAAATCAAAATCAGCTGGCGTTATCGCCAAGGCCTCCCCGTATCGGATTCCCGTCTTCGCGATCAACAATATTATCCAGTCTAAATTGATCTCGGTTAAGTCTAATTCATTCAGCAAAAGATTTATTTCGGCTTGGCCGAACTGTGTTTTTTTCATGTTTTCTCCTCGTATTTTCGCATAAAGCGATCATTTTTTTTGCTTCCTTTTTTCTGCTATTTTTTGCAGTATCTTTTCGCGATTTCTCTTGTAATACTCCTTATTCTCCAATGTCCGGTCCCGGTTTTTTTGATACACTTTGGCAGATTCTTTTCTCCTCCGAGAGCGCTCTTCTAACCGTTCATGATTTCCATCAAGGATGTCGGCGGCTCTGGTAAGAAGGATTCCTACGCGATTAGGGGTTACGCCTATTATTTGCGATATCTCCTTGTAAGATAGATTTTCCCGCCTGAGCAGAATAATGCGTTTCAAGTTTTCCGGCAGAGCATCGATATCGGATGGATCGTATTTTGTGTAATCCTTCTTGATACGCGCCTTATGATCGGGTTTTTTACGCGGTCGGTTAGGTTTGCGCTTAGGCTTGCGTTCAGGCTTACGTTCAGGTTTACGTTCAATTTTACGTTCAGGCTGCTTATAGGTATCACTGGATAGCTTTTCCCGAGCCTTTTTGAGGATTTCGCTGGCGTTTTGACGGCAACAATTGTTTTGCGCAGCTATTTCAGTAACTCTTTTGCCATCGATAGCAGCAAGCAGAAATTCTCGTTGCTTCTCGCTAAGTGCCGATAGATCGCGATCTCTGTATTCCTCGTAATTAATCTTAATCATGTTGGCCTCTCTTTCCCGCCTCATCGCCATGTAAAGTATTGTATTCTCTGTAGTCAAGCAATTCCCACTGTTTGTACGTATAGGCCCGCTTTGGCTTACCCTGGCGAGTTTGCTTTATTGCTCGGAATGCGGATGCTATGGCATGTGCATCTCGCGGATTCCCGACTTCTTTGCCGAAGAGGTCGGCATTTTCCCTGCACCATTTCAGGAGATTATTAAACTCAAACACTTCGCCTGATGGGGCTTGTATCTTCCAATATTTGGCTGTTACATTGGTGTCAAAAGCTCCGGAGAGGGGACTTATTTGTGCCGCCGGAGTCCCCAGTTTTAAATTGTCAGACGGGTTTTTATTTAACAATTTCTCCCGGGCTTCAGGACTCCATTTGAACTTTATCCCCTTGTGCGTTAGCGATGCCCGCTTTGCTTTGCATTCCGATGCTCCGCAAGTATTTGTTGTGTCCGATGGATACCGCCGAAACTCTTTTCCGCAGAAAGGGCAATTATCAATAACTGGCGGCAGCGATCGAAGAGATTCTTTTTGCTTCGGCTGGTAGTTCGAATCATACGACCACGCAAAGCCTTTCACAAGGTGTGAGGGTTTGGTGCAATCCATGTTCTGGGCAAGTGCCTTGCTAATCGCAGAAGCAGCAACCTCATGCTTAGCCGCTGCTTCTGCGATCGAATTATACATGCCAACACATTGTTGACTATCAATGTCGAATTTATAAATGTTCTTGGGTTTCATTTTTAAATTATTGGATTCTCCTTTCCGCACTCCCACGACTCGCCGAACTTGATTTCATGGGCCTTCGCATAAGCGTCAAAAAATTCTTGATCGGCGCATGGTGCCAGTTCCCTGTGTAATTCTTCCCGTAATTCATCATCCATCAAATTAACGGCCACATCAAAATCAATTTCTATTCCATGTTCATTAATTACAGTGTTTTTTATGAAATCCTCCATTCTGCAATTAAGTGCTTGGGATAATGCCAGAGCATTCTGTAGCGTCATGTTTCCTATTTTGCATTCTTCGTTCTCGTATTTCTGAATAGCCCTTAGATTAACACCGCTCATGTCTGCGAGAGCCTGTTGGGAGAATCCTGCGAGATTCCGGTAATACTTTAGTTTGTTCTTCATATTTCCTCCTATTTCTCGAAAACACCGATTACAGATGCATTTTCGATAATGATTTCGCCATCATCATATCCTGCCTGTGCGTAACTTCCGCAAAGAACGTGGATTCGGTTCCCGTAATAGTGGGATACAGTGTTGAGAGCCTTTTCTATGCTATGGTCATCGGTGGGGTCAAATTTGACACAGCAGGTTCCATCTAACTCACCGGCGTCGTAAAATCCGGCATAGACACCGCTTTCCATATAAGGATATACAAGCTCATCATCATCGTCGAACTCTGGATCCTGAAATAATTGATGCGAATTATTAGCAGTTACGCCAATATTATAGGTGCATTCATCGACCCTAATCCCAAAGTAGTTATCATAGATGAAATCCTCATCTAACGATGCAAGAATGGTTTTTACATTATCCAGAGTAGCTTTCATTTTTTAATTCCTCCGTTCGTTATCTTATATACTTATTATACGCCAATATTGGCGTAATGTCAAGGGGTTTTTCAAAATATTTCAGGTTTTTGCAATGTACGATGTCCTAATGCAAATACGTCTTCGTGATACAATCCGCATAACGTAATCTGTGATATTATAACATTTCTCATTCTGTTGTACCATATTGTGGTAAATTATAGCGGAAGGAGCAAGACGTATGATAAAAATTTTACTCTCTTCAAGGCTTGGAGACCGCAGATGGACTCAGGCTGATTTGGCTCGAAAGACTGGTATCAGGCCAACAACAATTAGTGATCTGTACCATGAGATGGTGGACAGGGTGAATCTGGAGCACTTGGATTTGATATGTGAAGCCCTTGAATGCGATCTTAGTGATCTGATTGTATATGTACCAAACGAGACTCCCAAAATCATACATACCATTAATGGTTCGCCAAAGCCAAAGGACATATAATATGTCAAGAAAGAGAAGCACATTATTATCAATGGGCTTCTTTTTTTTTGTGTTTTGAGATGGTGAAGTGGGTAGTGCGAGTGACATCCAAATGACAGCCAAATGATATTCAAAAGTTTTAATTACTGTTGATTTTGAGAGTTGTGAGCGTTATGAGCGTTATTAATGGCATCAGTTTGTTTGAAGCGGTCTGAAAGGCGACTATGCGGTATTGGCGTAGAATGTTTTATGATTGAATAACCTTATACAAATTTGCTGCATAGAGTTATACTCACGGTCGCAATGCTTTACCATGCCTGGGTAGTCTTTTTGGTATTATCCGGCGTCAGCTT